CCTGTGGGGCTCCGAGCTCCAATTCAGCGTGCATAGGTATCTCGTGCGGCTCAAGAACCTCGGCGACTTCCTTTGGTATGAACGGGTTTTTACTCATCGATAGCACCCTCCTTGGCATCACTGGCGGTATCTTCAGCAGTTTCGCTCGCGATAGCCTCCACTGCAGCGTCAATGCGCTCAATATACTGCTCGATCCACCGAGCCATCAGCAGTTGGTTACGTACGATACGGCCGACCGTTTCATCACTGGTAGTGCCGTCATAGACTAGTGGGAACTCTGTGTTCTCGTGGGTACGAAGGCTATGAGCGTCAGCCTCCATCTGCTTGCGAATACGGCTCCAGCCGGGAATAGATGCCACATCACGTACCTCGGCCTGAGCCTCTTGCTCGATTGCAGCCTGCTCAGGGCTTTTTTCTTCAGCAATGGGTGATAGTGGTATATCTGAAATATCGCTCGACAATACGTTTTCTAGTTCGCTCATAGTGCTACCTCCTGTGGTATTGGTTGTTCGGTTGGCTGCTCTTGCATCGCTTGCTCTGGTTGGCCGCCAGCTACCATTGCTTGGTACTGCTGGGCTACTTCAGGGTTAGCGAGCATGCTAGGGTCAAACTGCTCCGCGTCAGGCAAGTTCTGCTGAGCAAATGGGTCAAATATCTTGTCCTTGTTCTTGATGCCAGATGAGGTGAATATCTGATCAAGCAGTTCAGTACGTGAGATATTGCGACCTTCTTGCTCTGCACCCTGTATGAGCCACTGTCCAGCAGGGCTCGCAAGGATATTGGCAATCGCCAGCACACGGTCAAACTCTTCCTTCTGATCGTTGGCGGCAGTAGTGCCAACATCAAGCTGGTAGAGCCATTTGCCACCTAGCTGCTCTTGCTTGATCGTCAGCTCGGCTGTGCCGTTGTTGTTGATGTACTCCACCATGCCCGGCTTGCCAGTTTTAGGATCTATGCCGGGGCGGTAACTCTTTGCGGAGTCAAAGATTTCCAAGATATCCGTAAACCCAGCCTTCACAACATCGCGAATCTCGTCATCAAAGATATGGAACTTGATAGCCTTTGGCTGTTTAGTGCCCATCAGGTTAATCATGCCGCTTGCAAGCGACTCGTAAGCCTCCTCAAACATATTGCGATCCCATTGGTCACGGGCGTTCTCACGCTTCTCTAGCTGCTTCAGTGCATCCGGAGTCTTGCCGTAGCCCGGCATACCATCACTGGCGGATATCGTGGTATCAGTAGTACCGTTCTGGTTGAGCATTGCACCCTTGAGGAACTGGTAGACAGACTGGAACTCGTTTGAAGGACCTGCACCAGTTTGCACAAAGCCAAAGTCGTTCTGGCCGTTGGTAGTCTTCCACTTCGCGCCCGGCTCGTACCGTAGCTGCTGCGGCGTAACGCCATCGCGATACCACATAGGAGGGTAGAGCTTAAACTTGGCCATATCTAGGTTGAGGTTCACTACCGTGTCGATAGCTCGCTGCAGCGACGCACCACGCTCTACATCACCCATACCCCAGATAGAGTCAATGAGTGGCATGGCGTACTTGAATACGACAGGGATGCGGCCGCTTTCGTGAGGGTTCTTGATATCTCGTAGCACTTCGTAGTTATAGTCAGGGGCAAACGTGATCCAACGACCTTCCTTGCCTCGCTGGTACATCGTCACGAGGCGTATCTGACCTTTGTGGAGGTTGGCTGTTTCGTTGCGAGATTGCTGAAGATCCGTAGCGCCCTCGGCAGTACCGTCAGGTGTTGCATCTTCGTCCATCTTGTCGAGGAGGCTCTTGATTGCACTGGCTTTCCAGTCGCTAATCTTTGCACGACCCTCTAGGTATTCGCGGCTATGGAACGTGACGATATATACCTTTTCGCAGCTGTGCAGCGATGTACGGCCAGCCTGAGGGTAGCAGTAGCGTGGATCTATCAGCCTGAAGTCCGGGCCAGTGTACTCATCGTCAATACGGTAGTCGTATTGCACCGGCATCGCACCATACACGAGCGAGTAGTAATCCCACAGACGTAGCTTGGTCATGAACGAGTAGTCAGTGTTAGCGTTAGGTATGACGTACTTGGACCACGCAAGATCCATAAGCATACCCTTACCTTGATCACGCTTAGACAGTGAGCGTATACGACCAGTAGGCAACTGAGCCACGACACGTGCAGATCGCTCCCATAGCAACGAGCTCAGGCTACCCTCACGCACACGCGACTTAAAGCCCTTTTCCGTAGAGAGCTTCGCATAGGCAATGTTAAGCAAAACATTCCACATACTGTGTGTGGCATCCATGTTGCTTTGCGCTGCGGTAAAGTCTTTCTCTAGGTTCTGGGGTGTCATTGTTGCTCCTACAAAATAAAAAGAGCGCTTGGTGGTTAACCTAGCGCCCTACTGCGACAATGTCGCTCGTGGACTATACGTTCAATCTATCACGCAAAATTGCGATTCTCAAACGTCAGTCCTCATTTTCTAGGAACTGCTCCAGATAGCTAATCGGATCATCTTCAATGGCCAGCATCTGAATATGCACCTTCCAGTCTTTACCCCATACCGCCTTGGCAAGGTTGCGGTCAAACAGCAAGCTCGTGAGTGACAGCATAAAGCCCGTCATACCTTTTTTGGTACGCTTCTTGAATACCACAAACACCTCGCCGGTCACCGACTCTGTTTTTAGCATCTGCATCCTCGCATTACGCACGCCAGCCGGCTTATAGCCTTTGTCGATACCTTTTTGAATAAATCTCGTTACTGTTTCTTGTTCCATAGTTAAACCTCCCCGGTATACTTAGTTGTTGCATCTGTTACGTTATTGATCTTCTTTACCACACCGTTCGTAAATCCTAGCGTCAGTATCACTTCGCCGGACTTATCGACCGGCAGGCTCTTCACGATGTCTATGATGTAAATCAGTGCCTCGTCGGATCCACGAAACCTGATATCTTTGCTCGTTTGGCCGCGCAAGCCCACCGTCTTGCCATCACTACGCTTCAGGTAGAACGGACCGACTTCGCCGTATTGCACCTCTTGCGACAATCGCTCAAGGTCTATGATGTGTTGTGGTAGTTGGATTTTATCCATCTGTGCCTCCTTTTTATTGTTAGTCATAGTAGCCACCTTCGCTAAAAGGGCTCGGTTCGGGTTCTACATCATCTTCAGCCGGCTTTACGGCCACTTGCGTCTGGTAGGCGAGGGAGTCGCTAGCATCATCGTTAGTAGCCTTCGGGAATAGTGCCAGCTCCTCCTCAAGATCCACACACTGGTTGATATCGTTCATCGTCAGGTGATAGATACCACCACGCTCATACCTCGGCACCAACGCCTCGATGCGTAGCTCTTTCTGAGTACCGCCGTGACTTAGTAGCTCGATGTACGGGAATACACCACGAGTTCGCATCTGCTCCTCCCACACCGTCTTCAGGCCTTGCGTGAACTGGTTGTCCTCTATGCCAATCTTGTGCAGGTTGTACTTCTGCCAGTTAGTGAATAGCAAGTCCACGAGGTCGGTGGCCGACAGTTTGATGCGATACGATATGATGTTCCATAAGCCTTCGCGATCTATAAAGTTGATCGTCACCCCGATGTAATCCGTACCTTGCTTGATATCATCACGGCCACGAGGGTCAATCGTCATCACGTTGTATGTCTGCAGCTTGCGCACTTCCTCGTACGAGCGGTATCTGTACCACTCCTGCTTAAACTTACGGTTCTCTTCGTCAATAGGCGTTTGCTGGTAGAGTGCAGCGAACTCGTAGCTACCCATCTCGGCTTTCTTCTTGAGCAGCTTGGCGGTAGAAAACTTCTGTGGCCATAGTGCCTCACCAGTCTTGCGGTGATTGTCGTCTTCAGTTGCCAGTGCCTTGTACTGAATAACCTCCCAATCGTCATGAGGCTCGCCGTTCTTTTTGGCGGTTTCTGCTGCAGACAGCACGCGGCCAGCCAGATCGTCATCGTGCCAGCGAGTCAGGATGAATACGATCATTGAGTTGCCCTCCTCACGAGTAGAGAAGGTGGACTGATACCAGCGATACCTTGAGTCGCGAATTGTCACACTGTCGGCTTCCTCGCGGTTCTTAAACGGATCGTCAATGATACCAATCTTGAAACCACGCCCAGTCGCAGTACCACCCACACCGACAGAGGTATAGCTGCCGCCCTCCTGTGTCAGCCAGCGGCCTTTTGCTTTGGCATCTGGTCGGAGTCGAGTGGGGAACATCACCTCATATTCAGGCGATTGCATGATATCTCGGGTCTTCTGGCCAAAGTCAGTCGCTAGGCCACTTGAGTATGACGACACGATGATTGGCCACTGCGGTTGCTTGCCTAGCACCCAGCTCGGGAACTTCTGCGTAGCCTTGTCGCTTTTACCGTGACGAGGCGGCACGAATATCATCATACGTACGTCTTCGCCAGCCAGCAACCTGTTATAGCCATCCTCTAGCTTGCGAGAGATCTCAGCATGAAACCACTCCTCGCGGTAGTGCTGGTCGATCGCTATGCAATACTCAGAGAACGTGCCATTTTCGGCAACGTCTTTAAGGATTGCGACGTTCTGCTCGTGCTCGGATAAGCTGCTCTGCTTGGTCAGCATTTACCACCACCTCCTTGTTCAGATTTTCTGTTTTATACGTATCGGTAAAGCCCCAGTTGTTCTTGAGGTTGAATATCGGACCGGTTGCATTGCTGCCAAACAGTGACATCTCGGCAAACTCTTTGATCTGTTCCTTGGCTGCTTTTATAGTGTCAGAAAAATCTTGATATTTATCGGCGTATGTTTTCTCGTAGTCTAATAGCGTCTCTCTGGTCGTACCCAGTGCCACCGCAAGGCCAGTGATGGTGAGTGGCCTTTGCTGCGTCAGTACTTTTTTGGTCACTCGAGTTTGGACCAACACACCGTCTTTGATGACTGGCTTGCCGGCACCGTCTTTCTTGTCGATATAGACCTCTTTGTCCACCCAGTGCGGTGCGGAGTCTTCAAAATACGCCAACACCATACGCTGCAGCTCTTCGAGGCTCTGAAACTTCATAGGTCGTCCAGGAGCGTACTCATACAGTCGCTTGCGTGGACGGCGAGGAGGCGAGGCCGGCTTTTTCTTCCGGACCACAGGCTTAACAGACACAACCTTTTTGCGTGGTTTCGCGGCAACCTTCTTGGTAGGCATAGCTTTCGCCTCCTTGGTGCCACGTTTGTCTGTCTTTTTAGCTGTTGTCATTATTATACCACCCTAATCCTCGAGCTCCAGTATCTGGGCATAGTCACTCAGTGCTATAAACGGGTCATCACTCGTCGCCTCGTGAATAAAATAATCTCTAAACCCATTGAGCACATCCAATTTCTGCCGAAGTATCTGTTCCTTTTTGAGCGCGGTAGCCGTGACGCTCTCATTGCGTAGCTCTGGGAATTGATCAATGCTGTACCGATCCACCAATATGTTTGATGACGCCTGGCGTGAGCTCAGCTCCTGAATTAAATCTTTGTCGGTATACCCACCGAGTCCGACAGTGTTTGGCTTGCCACGGCTACTTATCAGCATGGCAGTACCTTGAGCTGCTCTTCGAGTTCAGCTATCCGACCGTGGATATAATTTTCAATATCTATGCAGTGCCCATAGGCACCTTCATGTTTTGCATGCTGGACCGCTGTGCAGTCTTCGACGCACGACTCAACAGTATTCTCGCCACACACTTTCTCGAGCTCTGATATGCGACCAGTCAAGTCCGCACGCTTCAGCTTCCTCTCGGCAAGCGATCCGTACATTTGAGTTATTCCGTCAGTGAGACCACCCACATCAGGACCAATAGACGAGCGTACGTAGTCCGACAGGTCGTATCGTTCGGTATCATCGAGTGTTTGAGCAATTTCCAGACATACGTTTTTGAACTTCTCGTCATCCATGTCGGTATGTGCCCGTATCAAACTAAGCACAAGTTTCGCTCTTATGAATACTGGTTCTTCATTTTTATGGGCTACCATGGATATTTTCCTTTCTAGTTAAATACTTGAGGTGGTTGTCCTGCGCTCTTTACCGGGGGCACGCTACCATCGTCGGTCATACGCTGGTGCAGATTGCATAGTTTCTCATCGCTCCTGCAGGCTGCACAATTCCATACGTCATCGAAGGTGCTGGCAGTTTGCTGTTTATGGAGCGACCCGTGTGCCGGCATACTCTCCGGCAAATTGCTCGATTTTGGTCGCCACGCCTCAATCTCTTCCGGTGATTTTTCATGCCCTGGCATAAATTGCGGCGTTACGGGTGTTGGTGACGTCTCCTGGCGTGCTTTTGGCTTCGTTACGACTACTGGACCATTCTTCGCTTTTACGCTCGTCTTAGGGACGTAGTGCGCTTCATTCCATTTCTTTGCGTACTGGCGGTTGTACTCTTTTTGGCATTCTGGCTTCAGGCAGAGTTTGCGACGTTTGTCGAGTTTGCTAATATCATCGCCACACTGCACACAATCTCTCGCCACTAGCTCCGCCGCCTTCGGCGTCTTCGCCTTACCCCGGGCTCGGCTCTTTTTTGTGACTGACTGACTGACTGACTCGGTGGTAGGTGGATCCATCACGCTGGGCCGAGGTTTAATTGTCGTGTCCGCAACCGTTGGCAACGGAAACTCTGCCACCACACCATACTGGTCGCGATAGCGTAATGGACTAGTTTGCACGTCTACCGGCGAATTGTCGTCCACCTGAACTGATATCTTGCCATTCTCGATTGTGATAAGTGTTTTCACTGTTTACCCTCCATAGATTCCTTTAGTATGTGTAGCCCGACCGTCGGCTCTACCGCATTTCGTAGCAGTAACCGTTTGTTAGTAATTTTGAACGGAGATAGATCGATACCTAGGTGTTGTTCCAGCTCAGCAGGTGTTTTCTGTTGTAGCCGTTTGCCAGCCGTGGTAGTCGTGGCGACTAAACCTGCAGACTTCACAGGTATCTTGCTGATTGTAAAGTTCGCCCAATACCAATGCCGACCGACCACTTGTGGCTCGATGAGCGGCTTGTAATAGGCCTGTACATTTTCGATACAGTATTTACCTTTGTAGTGGTGTTTGAGCAGGATTATCTCTTGATATAGTTTCATGTCAGGATAAACAGCGTCTACTTTGCCACCGTGAAAACCTAAGCCATATCTTGCTCGGCTATGCGTAGGGCATGGCGGACTACTCCAGATGAAATCGTACTCCATATAATGATCGATCAAGTACTGGTGTGCATCCGCTACGATTACAGTGTCGTTCGGGTACAAGGCTTGATAGACTGCTGCAATCTCTGATTTATATTCGACAGCAGTGATGTCATGTTTATCGCCCCAGAGAGCACGATTACCGCCAATGCCGGCGTAGAGATTAAGAATCTTCATATTGCTCATCCTCCGAATCATCAACTTTCACTACAACAATCTGGCTATCAGGATCGGCCGACTCCTCCACACGCTTGCGCCATGAGGGGGTAGCATACCAGCGTATCGTTTCACGCTTGATACCAAACTTCTCGGACAGCTCCTCGGTCGTACCAACCCCTAGGACTTCATC